TATCCATCCTGGTTTATGTGAGATTGGTCTGTCATCAACGCAGTTACCAAATATTTGAGAGTCACGAAGAACTGCTAGACCTGTCATGGCATGAGCTATGTGATGCTCTCCAGAGTCAGGGTCTAAGTCTTCGCCCTCATACCAAGCGGTCAAGTGCCGCCATACAGCGTCGTAATAAACTGATGCCCTAACACCAGCGTCACGCCAGTTGTAAGCACCATACTTCAAGTCTCCGTGTAACTTAACCAAACCACATTCCATAAGAACTGGTGCTGGTAGACCAGACATTGGGGCTTTGCGTATGCCAACTCTGTCCTTCGGATTAGTGTCTTTGATCTCTGTCATATCATTGTGGCAAGCAGGGGAGAGTTGCGTCTCCCCCGCCATGCGTGTGGGGTCAATGGTTGGCTATATTAAAACGGGGCTTCAACTAACTCTGGCTCTGGTGCAACTGCTTCAGGTGCAAAGTCATCCGAACCGCTGTTACCAGCATCTGTTGGGTCTGGCTCTTTGGCATAGCCAAGGTAATCGTCGAGGTAGTCCTGTAGGATGTTGTCGTAGTAGTCTGCACGTGCGGCAGCTTCGTTGGACAGGGAGTTACTAACCACAGCGAAGAGAGGTTTCTTGAACTTCACAGCACCCTTCTTCTCGTCGGTTGCTTCCTTGATGGCAACAACTGTGTCGTTGTATAGACCTATGTCACCATTGACGCTATCGACAAACTCAATCCAAGCTGTAAGAGCAGCACCCTTAACTTGGAAGTTGATTAGCTCGTATTCGTCTGAGCCTGTCTTAGCCATAGCATAGATAGACTTGGTGAACTTGGCTCCTTGTGTAACCTTAACGTCTGACCATGTGCCAGTAGCAACCATGCCGTCCTTGTTACGAACGGTTAGCTTGTCACCGATACCACGAACTTCGTTAGACCATAGACCAGTTTGCTTGGCCTCAGAGAAACCTTTAACTGTGTTGAGTTGATCTAAGACAATGAAGGCTGTCGAGATGGGCAGGTGCTTCTCTGTGCTTACTTCTTTGTCCCAGTATTTCCAGTCGCCAGACTGCGTATCCCACTCTAAGAATTTAGTGGCAGGGTTGGACGAGCCACCCCCAGTTGATGTGTTTCTTGTTCTACTCATAATATTGTATTGCTTATTGATGTTAGTTAAGGTTTTATGGATGTTGGTTAGGTGTGTCAAGAAGATTTTTTCTTCCTTTGATTGGCTGTGCGAACCTTGTGACAGGCCACACATACAACTTCTTGTTTGCCGTAGATCATATCCCTGAAGTGTGGGGTTAAAGTTTCTAGGGTTTGAACATCTGTGAATGGTGTGATGCCATCTACGTGGTCAATCTCATACACACTCTTGGCCCTCTTCTCTAGGGTTCCGTCAATCTTTGTGCGCCTCTCCTTCTCCGACATCCCCATCTCCTTGCCGCAGTCAACACAGACTAAGACGAAGCGTTCTCTACCTGTAGCTGGGTTGATGCCACGCTGACGAACGGATTGGATGAAGGTCTTGCGGGACGAGTTGCGCCAGCAAGGTCTGAGGGCAGACTTAATCATGGTGCGGAACTTACCTTCCGTCATGCCCAGGACTGTATTGATTTCACCCCTAGCCATGTTGTGATAACTCTTCTTCGGTTGGATCGTAAGGAAGGTCTGGCTCGTCTATCTGTGATAGAAAGTGAGTGGTATCTTTACCCATACGTTCGTGCGCTCCGATGAGAAGTTTGCGGTGTGCTTTGAACGCTGAAGCGTTGGGATGGTTTAAGCAAAAATACATTGCCCTTCCCATTACGTCCAAGGCTTCAAGCATTGTGTCTGCATATTGTCGTACTTCGTCTAGGTCTGTTATCATATTTCTTTTATCTGAGTAATTGTGATGGGAACATTTGTCTTCCTTAGTTTGTATCCTTTAGTCTTGCTACCAGTAGTCAAGCATTTAATTGCTTCTTCCTCGCTGTGTGCTGTTTTGATAGAACCACAGGTTGAGGGCATGTCGAGACGGGTGTATGAAATCCTGTAGCAAGGCATCAATGAAACCTTCCTATGTGGTTCTTAAAGATGAACTTACCCTTCACGTCACGCGCACCTTCACGCTGCTTGGCTATGTTATACTTCAATGAAACGTAAGCCCCATGCTCTGCATCTACTCGACGAGCCTCATCCACATCCTTACCATCAGGCCACAGAAGTAAGATGATGTCGGAGTCATTTTCAATGTCACCAGAATCCTTGAGGTCATACAAGGTAAGACCAGACTCACGCTTGGCTCCCTCACGATTGACTTGTGCTAGCAAGAAGACGGGAACGTCCAACTCCATAGCCATCAGTTTCACTTGGTGTGAGACCTCAGCAATGCCGTCGTTCTTTTTCATGTTGCGATCCCAAGGCACAAGCTGAAGGTAGTCTATGACAATCCACTCAATCTTGTGCTTACGTTTATACATACGAGCCTTGGCACGTAGTTCGTCGATACTCTTGACGTAGTGGTTGGTGAAGATAGGAGCCTCCGCCATCTTGTCTGTTGCTTCCCATACACGCTTCTGGTGTTCTGGTTTCATCATCCCGTCGTGCAATCGGTTGAGTGGTGTGGCAGCACAGGTTTGAATCATGCGGTTAGCCAGAGACTTAGCTTGCATCTCAAAGGAGAAGTAGAGACCTGGTATGTTGTGCGTCACTGCGTTCTGTAAGACGATGTTCAGAGCAAGGGCAGTCTTACCACAGGACGTAGGTGCGGCAATCACCATCACCTCTCCGTTGGCTACACCACCGCAGCTAAGTTTCTCATCTACTTGTGCGATACGAGTGGGCATGGCAGACACCTCATAGGTTCCGTTCACCATAGCCTTGTAGTCCTCTCTGAGGGCTTCGGCAGCGGTTCTGATACTCCCGTCTCCCTTACCATCATCAACGTCCTGTAGGGACTGTAGGGAGGCTTCTAGCTTAGACGTAACAGAGTCTGCCCCTTCCTCTCCTTCCTCTGCTTCCTCAATAGCAAGTCGGCAATGACGGATGGTCTGGCGAAGCTTAGACTTCTCCTTGACTATGTTGGATGAATACTTGGAGTGGGTGGGTGTGTCACAGGCTTCTTGGATTGTATAGATGGTGCTGATACCACCAATCTCATCCTCGTTGCCATCGGAGCGTAGCTGTTCCAGTAGTGTGATGTCTGATAAACCCAACCCCTTCCCCACAATCTTCCCCATCGTAGAGAAGATTATAGAGTTGCGAGCTACATAGAAGTCCGAAGGTTGAATAACCTGTGACACCTCGTCGTAAACGGAACCATCTTCAGATAGAAGACAGGACGCAAGAACAACGGTCTCCGACTCTAGTGAGTGCGGGTGCGTGTTTTTAGATTTAGGCATACTTAGCTGTCTTCGTGTTCCTCTTGATCCATCACGAACTCACAAGCCTCACGTAGGCAACCAGTTCCGTAAGGATAGGTAACCAGAGATTGGCCCTGCTTGCTGTATAGGATGACAGACTCTGGGCGCATGTCTACGTCATACTGAAACTCTGGGTCTATGCCACTCTCTTCTAGCCACGAAAGGATTTGATCTCCTGTGCGCTTCTTAGGTTTGTCTGGGACTCGCTCTGAAATCCAGTATTCGTCTCCGTCACATAGTGAGCCAACGTAGTCATCGACAAAGCGTTGCTGTCCTGATATAACTTGTAAGCGTTGGACAAGTGTGTCCGCGTCCATGTGTTTGGCGGGGCCGTAAGGGTAGGTTGCTGTTTTAATAATCATGTTCTGTTTTGTTTATGGTTTGGTTATAGTGAATCTTTACTCATCTCTTCAAGAGCTTCATAGCCACGCATAAGTTTATTGGTGTAGCTTTCTGCCTTTGTTTCTGATACAATATCGTAATGCTCCTTGGTCATGTTGTGCATGAGTCCATAGCGGTGAGAGGTGCGAACGCTAACTGCCGCCCACTTGTTGGCTATATACTGACCGAAGTATAGGGCTTCGGAATAAGTGTTGTCGCACTTCCTGGAGGTGCGGAAGTTGTTTGCAGCTTTGTCTCTGAAGTCTTGCTCCAGTTGTGTGCGTTCGTTCTTTGGTGTTCTGTGTGTGTCTTGTTTGCTCATGTTTATGTTTATGTTTATGTTTGGTTTATTGATATATGGCTTGTGCCAGAAAGAGTCCTGTGCCTGTTCCGCACATCGCTCCGAAAGAATAGATAAGTTTAGTTTGCCATGATGATAAAGCTACACGCCCTACATTCATTGTCCAGATTAAACTGATAAGAAAGCCAACTATTAAAGCTCCGATGTAGTGAGTGTTTGCTATCTGCCAAGTGTTCAAGCAGATGAGGGTGACTTGCAGCCATGCTAGTGTAAAGGTTTTAATCATTCATCTGCTCCAATCTCGCAAGACTCACCACAAGCGGAACCAGTGTCAAGGAAAACATCGTAGCTTGGCTGACTAAATCCAAAGTCCAACTGGTCGGTGTCAACGTATGGTTCAAAGTTTGTTGTCCTTGCCATTTTTAAAACGTCAACCGTGGACATACGCTTTCTAAAAATCTGATGCTCTCCATCTCTTTCATAGTCTCCGTCCCTGACAAGCTGATATTTTTCCTCCATTCTTTTGGGGAAATCAAACACGGTCGGGTCTTCTTTTGCTAAGGTCAAAAGCTTCCGCATAGATTTCTTCCAACACCATACACAATTGCCCCAATGCTCGCCTTCAAGTTCTAAATCAAACGGCCAAGACGCGCACTCACGCTTAACATCCTCTTTCGTCCATCCTGCATCGGCCAATGGATAAACAAATTGCTTCTCTATGCGTTTTTCGCTAATTCTGTCCATCTCGTCTGCACGTATTCCTATGGCAGTCCAGTAGCTCCTGTTATTCCATCCCATAGAACGCCTATGGTCATACATTACTTCTTCTTTAAGCCTTGATGTGCATTGGGGGTGAGTTGGCCCAGGTAAACCATACTTGGCTATGTATGCCTCAAAAGGTTCTCCGTATCTGGCAGCAGTTTCGTAACACACAACCTTATGGCGTATGCCCTTACCTTTCTCTGGATTCACAACTGCCTCAACCCAAACTACGTTCCAACCGAAGTGCTTGTCGCATTGATCCACAAACTTCAAAGTGTTCTCATGCTCGCACCCCGTGTTGGCAAAGGTAATGGCAATGTCGTGCGTATCAGAAAACTTCTCGACGCAGAGCTTGGTCATGACGGCAGAGGTGCGACCTCCGCTAAAGCTGATGGCTAGTTTTGGTTTGCTCATGTTTGGTTTATAGGCTTGGGATGGTCTTTGACACCTCCAAGATAAGTTCGTTTTCTAAAAGTTCTGCTGGCATGGGTGACCTCCAGATAGAGATCAACATGAGGCACTTTTTATATGCGTCAAGG